AAATCCAGGAAAATCAAGACTTTATGCAAATTATTTTCTGAATAAAGAAACAATAGATTGTATTATGATGAGTCCACATGTAAATCCATTTATACTTAAAGAAAGTAAAACTGTTGATTTGAACTATAGCACATTGATAGATGATTTAAATAAAGCACAAATAGAACCAGCAGTTATCGATGAAGAAAAAGTTTTGGTTCTAAGACATGCACAAAATATAGATAAATCAATTTTTAGAAACAATGTAAATGATACATGGAATAAGAATTTTGGATCTATAAAATGGTATCAAAATAACAATTTACTATTAGAAGTGCAGGGAAATTCTGACTCTACAACCAAAATTGAAATAAGTCATGCTTTTGGTGTATACGAAAGCCTTTGTAGTTTATTAAACATTTCCAATTACAAGCATTTTGGTAATTTTGATATCATTAGCCAGAACTAAAGAGCTTGACATTTGCAAAAGCATAATATATAATAACAAAATACTTAGGAGAATAATATGAGCGATCGAGTTTACGGACAAGACGAAAAAGCAAAATTAGAAAGACTTGTAAACGAAGGTGCCACAGTATTACAAGAGATCCAAGACCTTCAAGAAGGTCTAAAAGAAACTGTAAAAGCAGTTTCAGAAGAACTTAATGTGAAAACTGCATTGATTAACAAAGCTATCAAAGTAGCACATAAAGGTGACTGGCATAAAGTTGCTGACGACTTTGAGGACTTAGAGACTCTGGTTACAACTGTTGGCAAAGACAAATAGTTAAATACTATTATAAGACGCCCTAGGCCGATTGGCGGGCATGTAGAAAGGTTTCGTTGGCCATAAGCAACGTGGAGAGTAAATGAATAACTATAGTTCTAGCACATTCTATATTTCGCACCCTTTGACTGTGAAACATGGTCAATTAAATCGGACTACAGAACAAGACAATAAAATAATCCAACATTTTTTAAAAGTAAAAAGCAACGAAGATGCAAATCCAAACGAATGCTGGAAAACAAATTGGTATACACACATAGAACACCAAGATGTTTTAAAAGGCATAATGGATGAAATACATCTTTGGTATTGTAAAAACATTTGCCCTCCTAGAGGACCAAGCTTCATAACTGAATCTAATTCTTTTAGTGCAAATGATCTGCACATAGATGCCAATGTTTGGTTTCAAGAATACTTGCCAGGACAATTTAGTCAGCAACACGAACACGGAACACTTTCAAGATTCAGTTGGGTGTATTACTTACAATGTGGAAATGAATCAAGTCCTCTAACTTTTGTAAAAAGAGAGGTAGAAGATCGTACTTTGGAGATCAATAATCTTTACGAACAACATCTTCCAGTGTATAATAAAATGATAGTAATGTTTCCGTCTTGTTTGCACCACAAGGTATATCCTGCAAACGAAAAAAGATATGTATTGGCAGGAAACATAAATGATATTTTGTATGAGGAAAATAAATGAGCTACGTAGACGCATACTTTGACAGAGATGCAGATATTATTCGAGTTGTAGAAAGAAATGACGGTAAGAGGCTTTACACAGAATATCCTGTAAAGTATACTTTCTATTATGATGATCCAAAAGGAAAGCATAGAAGCATTTATGGTGATCCAATTACAAGAATTGTAAGCAAGTCAACAAAAGATTTCCGAAAAGAACTTGCAATTAACAACAAAAGAAAACTCTTCGAAAGTGATATTAATCCTATATTCCAATGTTTAAGTGAAAACTATTTGAATCAAGATGCTCCAAAGTTAAATGTTGCATTCTTTGATATTGAAACTGACTTTGATCCAGAAAGAGGCTTTGCTGATCCTAGCGATCCATTCATGCCTATCACTGCAATCACTGTACACTTACAATGGCTTGATGCACTTATTACACTTGCAGTTCCTCCCAAAACACTAACAATGGCAGAAGCTAAAGAACAGTGTAAGGAATGGGGTGAAGAATGTGTTCTATTTGAAAAAGAAGCAGATATGCTTCAAGCATTTTTAGATCTTATTGAAGACAGTGATATTATTACTGGTTGGAACAGTGAGGGTTATGATATCCCTTATACGGTAAATAGAGTTAGTAGAGTTCTAAGCAAAGATGATACTAGGCGTTTTTGTTTATGGAAACAACTTCCTAAAAAACGTGAATATGAGAAGTATGGCAAATCAGCTGAAACCTATGACCTAGTAGGCAGAGTGCATTTAGATAGTTTGGAACTTTATCGTAAATATACATATGAAGAAAGACACACTTACAGGCTTGATGCCATTGGTGAACTTGAAGTTGGTGAAAAGAAAACTGTGTATGAAGGTACGCTCGATCAACTTTATAACAATGACTTCCGAACATTCATCGAATACAACCGGCAAGACGTTGCACTACTGGACAAGCTGGACAAAAAACTAAGATTTATTGATCTAAGTAACGAACTTGCTCATGCAAACACTGTTTTGCTACAGACCACTATGGGTGCTGTTGCAGTTACAGAACAGGCTATTGTGAATGAAGCACATAGACGTGGCATGAGAGTCCCCAACAGACCTAAACGTGATCCTGAATCTTCAACAGCCGCAGGTGCTTATGTGGCATTTCCAAAGAAGGGTTTGCATAAATGGATTGGTTCTATGGACTTGAACAGTCTGTATCCAAGTGTTATTCGTGCATTAAACATGGACCCTGCAACTATCGTTGGACAACTTAGACCAACACTTACAGATGCATATTTAAATGAAGCAATGAACTTACAAAAGAAATCATTTGCTGGTGCTTGGGAAGGCAAGTTTGGCACACTTGAATACGAAGCAGTAATGGAAGAGAAACGTGATGTAGCAATTAACGTTGATTGGGAAAACGGAAAAGAAGATGTTCTAAGCGGTGCAGAAATCTACAAATTAATTTTTGAAAGTAACAACCCTTGGATGCTTTCGTCTAATGGAACAATATTTACAACTGAACATGAAGGCGTTATTCCAGGATTACTGAAACGTTGGTATCAAGAAAGAAAAGAACTACAGGCACAACTAAAGAAAGCCAAGGACGCAAACAATAAGATTGAAATAGAATACTGGGACAAAAGGCAATTGGTTAAAAAGATTAATCTAAATAGTTTGTATGGTGCTATTCTAAATCCAGGTTGTAGATTTTTTGATAAACGTATTGGACAATCCACTACACTATCCGGAAGAACTATTGTAAAACATATGAGTGCTGAAGTAAACAAAGTGATTACTGGTACATATGATCATACAGGTGACGCAGTCATCTACGGTGATACAGATTCTGTATACTTTAGTGCATATCCTATATTGAAAAATGATATTGCTACTGGTAAGATTCCTTGGTCAAAAGAAAACGTAATAACATTATATGATCAGGTTGCCGAAGCGGCAAATTCAACATTTGAAAAATTCATGTCTGAAGCATTTCACTGTCCTAAAAGTAGAGCAGAAGTTATCGCGGCAGGTAGAGAAATTGTTGCAGAGTCCGGTTTGTATATTACTAAGAAACGTTATGCGGCATTGGTATATGATTTAGAAGGATTTAGAGCTGACACAGATGGTAAGCCAGGCAAAGTAAAAGCAATGGGCTTAGACTTGCGTAGATCCGATACTCCTGTATTCATGCAAGACTTTTTAAGTGAATTACTATTAATGGTGCTTACAGACAAACCTGAAAAAGAAATACTAGATAGAATTACAGAGTTTAGAAAAGAGTTTAAGCAACGTCCTGGATATGAAAAAGGATCTCCGAAACGTGCAAACAAAATTGGACATTATCAACGTCTTGAACAAAAACAAGGAAAAGCAAACATGCCAGGTCATGTAAGGGCAAGTATCAATTGGAACACTCTAAAACGTATGAATGGTGATAGATACTGTCAAGAAATTGTTGACGGCATGAAAGTTATTGTATGCAAACTAAAACAAAATCCTTTAGGCTATACAAGTGTTGCATACCCGACTGATGAATTACGTATTCCTGACTGGTTCAAAGAACTTCCGTTTGATGACGATGCAATGGAAGAAACAATTATTGACAACAAGTTAGGAAACTTAATTGGTGTGTTGAACTACGATTTAGAAAATACAAAACAAAACAACACTTTCAACACACTGTTTGATTTTGGAGACTGATATGCAACATACAATAC